TTGCGTTTGCTGATAGATCGAGTTGGGCAGGATGGAGAACCGGAAGTTGTCCATGTGGGCCCGGGCTCGTTCGAAACGGGTCGCAGTTGGTGGGACGCCAGGCATTGTCAGAGCGTCTGGCACGAGCTGTGTGGGGTCAAAGTCATAGTCCTGAGCTGTGACTCCGTTGGCTCCCAACAGCTGGAACCTACGTCTGACATTCTCAAACTCAAACGTCAAGCATTTCCACTGCTCTCCAAGTTTCCTCAGACTGGCTTCCATATTGCGGGCCATATCGGTTGCAATCGGCCCTGCGAGCTCGGTCATCTTCTCGATCGTATCACCTGAGGGTATTTGGGCGGCTTTCTGCATCGACAAAAGATCATGCAACCCCGTCAGCTTCGTACCCTCTTCCTTGATCCATTGGATCAGCGGGAGGATGTCGGATTGCATGTTGTAGTAGGCAGGATCGACCAGGAGTTTGAACGCTTCCCCGATCATATCGTTCATCTCTACAACCTGCCCGCCCATGCGGGGGTCGAAGGACCTGGCGGTTTCAGGGTTGACGCGATTGCCATCGTACCCGAGGCCAGGTCGAAGACGAGCGTTGGCGCTGTCATCGTAGGCCCTCAGAAGAGAGGTCATCATCGCCTGGGCCTTCGCAGGTTCCTTCGTGATCGGCACGCCGCAGTACTCAAACGGCCAATCATCCAGCGTAAACTTAACAAGGGGCACTTCCCCATGCCACCAGCGCGAGGGCCCATCATACAGGACCTGGGTACGGGTACAGACGAGGTGACGACGATAAGGGAATATTCTGGCGTCGTGGTAGTCGGCTCTGCGGGTCAAGGGGCGACCGGCGTTGTCGTAAACCCCGGTTGGGATGTCACCGTGCAAGGTGGGGACCTGGTATTCCCAAGGTGAGCCCGGCACTCCCATCTGCATCGTCTTACCACTCGCATTGACCGCGGCGTCGTTGATGTAGATGTCGTACACCGTGATGAGGGCGCGACCGCTAGGGTCAACGTCACGGTAGCCACGATCCTGGCCATACGTGTTGTGGACGGTTGGTACAACCCTGGCCTTGAGGGCATTCCACGCTCTGCGCCCCCAGCTCGATATATCCCCATCTGGTGCGAGGCGATCCTGATATTCCGGAAATCTTCGCAAAACTTCGACAATCGGAACACGACGCCGGATGATCACCGCATAGGCCTTCTGTAAGTCCCACGACTCGGGTGGGATCCCAATGGGAAGGACACTATCCACTCCAAGACCCTCGAGAGTAATTCCACCCCGGCCTGGGCCCCAAAACCCCGGATCCCACCCCGTCATCAAATAGCCGGTGCCCTCAACTGCCGCATATTGTAGGGCGGTACGCAAGTTACGGTCAGCCAAGCTCTCCCAATACCACGCCTGATACATAGCGTTCAAGAGCCAGGATTGCTGGCTGTAGTCTGGGTTGTCGCAGCGGAAGGCGGTGATAGGGCGGGGGTTGGAGAGGGTAGCCACAAGCTCCCGAACGTCTCGCTTTACGAAATTGAGCGAAGCGTGGCTCAGGGTCGGCGGGAGCTCATCAAACCCCACATCCGCCATAATCCTATGACTCACATCCACAAACTCATACGACCGCTGCCCGCGCAAAAAGCTCTCTCCCTCCGCCACAGCCTCCCCCATCCACCCTATCAACCTATCCTTCTGTCCCTGGCTGCCATCCCACATAAACGGGGCCTCGAACCTTGACGGTCTGTTTGCGCCAGCGCCCATAAGGGCCGGTGATCCATTAGCCATCCTGATCTCCTTTTGCCCTACGGGCATTTGCGGTTGCCCGATTGTTCCGAGCTACTCGCATACCAACTTGAAATTTCTTCCTTCTCACTGCCTTCGGCATAAACTCCCCACTCTTTTTGACCTCGGTGCGCTCGACGATTTGAAACTCGATATCATGCACCAAGCGGCAGTCGCAACAGGCCATCTCATACCTCGACATCTGCGGGTAGAACCAATCGCTCCACCCATCTTCGTTCGTCCAGATCTGTTCATATTTACTTCCCCTTGGCACTACTTCCTCCCTCTCAATCCGGTCTCGCGAGTCCACCACTCATCCCGATTGCTCGCATTGTATTCCATCGCCTCATTCATAATGGGAGTGTAGTGAAATTCCTTGCGGTGATCACGCTCCAACGACTGTCTTAGCAAGTCCTTAGCGAGGGGATCATCAGTCCGAGCAAGCTGTTCCATAATCGCCTGCCTACCAAACTGCAACCCCTGCGCCCTCCATTCCTCCTGCTTTTCGTGCCGTCTTCGGGCCTCCCGTTCCTCGCGCGCATTCCACTTCTTCATCACAGAATCATACTCAGCCATTGATCGGATCTCGATCCGCTCTGCCCCTGCGGGCGTCTTGGCATCCCACCTACCCGGCGCACCGTAGGTCCCGTCGGGGTATTTGTGGAGCACGATCGGCTGCTCCAGCAGTCGACGCTCCCCCTTACTCAACCACACCCTCTCCGCCTTACGTTCGCACTTCTCGCATTTGACCGTCCTCGTTTGCCACGTCACCATCCGCTCTTGTTGATGGCCGCAGGCCCGGCACTGAAAATCATGCATTGGCATCTTTAATTCTCCCTCTGCAATTTCCGGCGCACTACCCACCACCGATTGTAATCCTGCAACAGCCGGGCTGGCTCAAGTCGCTCTAACTGCGTCATCACCAGCGGCCTACACCAACACCCTTCAACAAGGTGTTGCTCGATGCCCCACCCCGGAATCTCTCGGTGCAAGCTGATCGTCTCATCATTCCTTAGCCCGAGCGCCGCCTGCCACAACGCCTCCTCAAACGTCCCATGCACTTCTTGTGTCATTTAAGTCCTCCATAAACAACAGATCTCCCGTCCACTTTTGCCACCTTTGGGCCCATCCCGCGTGCCGCACCCCCTATTACCTCGCCTCCATTATACCTGGGCCTGACCTTGAGTGCCGCCTGCCAATCCCTCTCTCCTTTCCACGCCGACGGCAGACTACCATAAATCTCTGGGTCGTACCAGCTTGTAAGGATCAGGCCAGCGGCAAAAAAGTGGTCGTCGTGTTTGCCTTGGGTGGCTTCGATGCGCGCCTTGTCCACGTTGTACTCCAGATCGCTGAGTGACTTGGCGAGCCACGGCGACTTCACCTGGAACGTCCCGTCACGAACCATCTTGCGGGCGAGGGAGATGAGCTTCGGGCGGTTGCGTTTGCTGATAGATCGAGTTGGGCAGGATGGAGAACCGGAAGTTGTCCATGTGGGCCCGGGCTCGTTCGAAACGGGTCGCAGTTGGTGGGACGCCAGGCATTGTCAGAGCGTCTGGC